TACCCAGTAGAAGGGCTAAAAGCAGTTTGCCAACTGGATTTAAGGTCTTGCTTCTGCTTACTAGTTAAGGTACTTTGTACCGTTAAGATACCAGCCATATTAGCACCACCTTTGAAGAATCCGCTAGCGTGTGCTTCTGAATCAGCAGCTAATCCTAAAGTATTCTTAGCGTGTGATAAAGTACTGATACCAGTAATACCATCATAACTAAAGTTAAGTATATGAATCATATTGCAGGCTTCAATCACGTTACTTAATCCAGTAACGCTATAAACCACATTATCCCCAAGCGTTTTAGGGGTTATGATTGTTACCAGTTCAGATGGTATGTAGTGTAATGCAGTGGCATTACCTTCATTATCTCTTTCTATATAGGCAAATCCGTTACCTTTAAGAAGTGTACTTACGACCAGGGTCTTTATAAAAGTAAATCTGGTCATTCTCTGGTTAGGCTCGCTATTCAGAAGCCTATAGGTAGGATGGGAAGTAAACTTTACTTTGTACCCATTGCTATCCATCCTATAAGGCTCTAATGGTAGCTATGCTACAGAATCAGATATTACTTCCACACACCGATAAACAGTACTAAGTAACATTGCCTTACTGGTAGAATAGGAAGCCCCAGTATTATACATCAGATAATCAAAGGTACTGCTTCTTTCTTCTACGGTTTCTTGTTTCTTCTTTTTATTAAACCAACTCATAAATTATATTAAATTTTTGTGTTATTCAACTATCCTTTGAATAATTATTTATACTTTTGTGCTAGCAAACTAATAACATTATCAAAAAACATTGCTATATGAAAAAAATTATTTCTTTATTGGTATCATTGCTTGTCGCAGTACCATCCTTCTCTCAAGTTCAAAACAAGTTTTTTGGTGCAACTTTGGGCGTTTCTGATATGAATTCTACTTATTCTAGTATGTATAACTATTTTAACGAAAAGCCTAATGCAACTGATCTTTTCGAGGTTGTAATATCAGTAAGTGATAAATACTTTGCAGGATATAAATGGGATTGGATTAATACCTATTACCATAATGATAAATTTGCCAAACTTGGCTTACGTTTTATGGGTAACTATCAAGCATCATCGCAGAAAATTCTTAGTGTATATAATAGCCTTCAAAAAGCACTAGCAGATAAGTATGGGAGGACACTAAAGATGAACCAAGTACAAGAAGGTGGTGTAAAGGCAATTTATTATTTTGATGGTAGATATTTAGTTAGTTTGGAACTACATTGGCAGCTAAACAGTAAAAAAGTAAAAGAATATTACGAAGTTGATTTGTGGTATTCCGATAAAAAATTATTGAGTGAGCCAATACGACCTAAAATCAATGACGAGTTATAGCATTAATAATACTATGTTGCTTAAATAGTAATTATTTCATTCGTAAAGTGGGGTGTATCTAGATACATCCCTAATGCCTAAATCATACTGATAGCCCCATCTATCTTCTTTGCCTTAATGGATTTGTTAGGCTTCACATTTCCATTATGGTCGGATTTCAAAGTAACATTCTTAAAGCACCATCTAGTAATTTCGTTGTTATCTACTACTGCTTTACCAGATAGTAGTAACCTTTCCATTTCTCTAGTAGGCTTATTGAAGTTTCCTAGTGTCTGGGGGTATTCCTCTAAGGGTAATCCCAAATCTGTAGCACTGATAGCCCACTAAGTACTATTGTATTTATCATAGCCTACCTTTTGGATGCTTACTATTTCATTGTAGTGCATCATATCATTAGTAATGTAATCATAATCCGTAACATTACCTTCTGTTATCTTTAGTAATCCCATCTACTTCCAGTACTTGTATAACTCCCTATCTGGTTTTTCCCTTAAAGCGGCTTCTGGTAGGTAGTAATCAGTTCTGAAGTAGTACTTACCTTCATCCACTATAAGATAGCTAACAGCAGTTAAATCTGAAGTAGCAGCCAAATCCACACCAATATAACAAGGCTTATCCCTAAACCTTTCAAAGTCTAAATCTTTACTGGCTTTTACTATATAGGATTCTGGTAGCCACACTTCAGAAGTATCACACCAAAGATTAAGTGTTTTGGTTTTTACACCAACTTCTTCAGATGGGTTATTAATAGCACTTTGTACCTATTCCTTAATATACTTTCGGGTTACAGTAACATCCAGATTTGGCGCACATTTTACCCAGTTAGCTTCCTTAGTCCAATCATCATCCGTATCTAAGCAATAAATAGCTATAAACATACTATCATCTTCCTTCAAGCCATTAAGAATATCTATAGCAGTACTTCTAAGTTTGTAGCAGGGTAGGGTTTTATCAAAGCCAGCAGTAGTAATAGTACATAGATGGGGGTTAGTTCTCATACCCATAGATGATTTAATAACATCCCTTACTTTACTATTCTTTGCACTGTGGTATTCATCTATTAATCCAAAGGAAGCATTAAAACCATCCAGTTTGGAATCATCGGCGGCAAATACCCTTAGCTTACTATTATTCATATCTAATAAGATGGAATCCCTATAAGCCTTCAGATATTTAGCTTTAGGGTCTAACTGTTTAGTAAAAGCACTACAGAAAGAAAAGGCTATCTTAGCCTAATCCTTACTATTAGCGGCTAAATCTACTTCAGCACCATCTTCACCATCTGCTATTAGAAAGTATAAACATAAAGCAGCAGCTAAAGCAGTCTTTCCCTACTTTCTACTGATTTCAATATAACTAGTACTGAATCTTCTGGTATCAGTACCTTTCCAGTACCATCCCACAATATTAGCAACTATAAAAGCCTACCAATCTTCCAGTACAAAGTTCTTACCAGATGATTTACCAGTGAAGTGTTTAAGGGTGCTAATGAAATCTATAGCACCATCTACCACATCTTCCTTAAATTCTAAATCATCCCTTTCTAAGTCATTCTGAAATCTCTAGATTGCTAGCTTTATGTTTTCACCTACTACTATCTTTCCATTGCTTACATCTTCTACATATCTATAGTAAGGTTTCATAAATCAAAAACATATTTTATCTGGAATCCATCAGCCTTTCTAATGTTAGGATACTTCTACTGAAGGAAAGCCCACTTTCTAGTTCCGTGCCTATGCCACATAGTAATAGGGTGTACTCTTTCTCCAGATTCTAGTATATAGAAATCTGATTTAATCTTATCTATCTGTTTGTAGTTTGCAGCCTTATAGATAGTACCTTCATTACCTACATCACTACTATTATCAGCATAGCTAATAAGGTGCTTTATCTCCGGATGTACTTTCTTTAGATAATGGTGAAGTAGTGAAAGTGTTATAGTTTCACTAAACTTAGGCATTTCATCAGATAGCCACATCCTATCAAATTCCCTAGTTTCATCTGGATTATAGATACCTTTCTTTCTGGGATTAGTTCCATATCCAATCTGCAAAGCCCCAGATACCTTCCCATAGTAGTAAACTAGAAAGCTAAGAAAGCTATTCTTAGTTACCTTATGGCTATAGTGATTCTGGATAATTATAGGGTCGGCTTCCTTCTTATTACAAACTACTATCTTTATTCCTTTATCTGGTGCTTCATATCCTATAATATTCCCATCAGCATCCAGTATAGGATTCTTCTTGATTTTTGCCATATCCCATTATTTCTTCTTACTCTTTATAAAGGTTTCTAATGGGGAATCATCTTCTTCTGAAGTATTTAACTTAGGTAGCTTGCATCTAGCCTTAGCAGTTAATCCAAATTCTGCCATTACTTTCATTGCCTAGGTTTGTGCATCCCTAGCAATCTTTACAGCAGGATGTTCAGATACATTACCACGATCAGAAGTAACAGTTAAGCCTTCATCTTCTATAATCTTATTGGCTTTTATGAATGTACTGTAGTTATATGCTAGCATCTTAATTGCAGCATCATCTACATCTTCTATAATGCCTTTATCTTCTAACATCTAAAGCACTTCATTTATATATTCAAGTGCTTCTGGTTCAATTTTCTTTGATAATTCAAATTTCTTCATTTTCAAAATCTTTTTAGTTATTAATGGATTACTTTTTATACCCTTATACAATGATTTGTTAAACATCTAAAAAAAATATTTTGATGTATCGGAAATAGTGAATATTATAGTTATATAAAAATTACAATTATGAAAGAAACAAAGAAATCAAAAATTATAGGCTTCAGACCTACACCTAGATAGTTATTTGAAATGGAAAATATCTGTGGTGAATTGTAGATTACCAAATCATAGCTAATCAGATTCCTTCTAGAAGATTTCATTAATAAATATGAAGTATCAAAAGGCTATGAATAACTGGGATAAGTATAGAAGGATGTAGTGCAATATCCAGAAGGCTTCTTATAATTCAGAAGTTAATAGTTTAATGGAATAGTACTACTAGTAGCTTTACTAGGCTTTAGTATTCAGTAAAGCAGATAAAGATATATTCAATGATGCTTATTTAAAGATAACGTATAAATATAATCCAGATAAGGATTTTATGGAATAGTTCAAATGGCTATTTAATCAGCTTAAAGGGGCTTACTATAGGGATGATAGATGTAAGCACTTCTATTAGATTTATGAAGATAGGCTTACTATTCCAGATTTCATACCAGAAAATAAGCCAGTGGTAGATACATCCATAGTAGATAGATTAAAGGATAAATATTCCCCTATAGTGTAATGAAAGCACAAGAAATTCTAGCCTTCTTAGTTTCCGTTTGAATCGGAATGGGGGTACTAACATTAATAATGATGGAAGAATACTTAAAAAAGAAATGTAATGAAATAGTATTTGATTTAGAAATACTACTAAAGCAAATGGAAAAATATAAAGATAGTGGATGGGTATTAGATTTCTGTGATACCCTTAATAAGTTAAGTATAACATACTAATCTATGCCATACCTAAAGAAGCCTAAAAAGCATCCAACTAGAAAGATTAATAGGGAATATAGATAGAAGATATACCAAAGTACAGAATGGTAGAAGTTGAGGAAAGCCAAACTATAGCAGTAGCCACTTTGTGAAATCTGTTTATCTGAAGGTAGGATTACCCCAGCAGAAGATATACACCATAAAGATAGCTTTACTAACTATGATGGGATGGAAAGATACTGGAAGGCTTATGATTTCAGTAACCTTCTATCTGTATGTAAAAAGTGCCATTCCTACCTACATAGAAATGGCACTACTTATGGTTAATATCTATTCATCTTTTTCTTCATAAAAATTATTCTCTCTTGTAAGTTAGAGTTCCTACTAAAGAAGAATTTTTGCTAATTTCAAGTGTGAAAGACCTTATTAAGAATACCTTTTTCACAACTAATGTATTTTAATGATTTTTGAAATCTTTTGTCATAAATTAAAGTAATATGTCTTTATGCCATTTTTAAATCGAATTGTGAAAGAAGCATTATAGGTGGTGGAGGAAAAGGAATCATTAAAAGAGAAATCACCCAAAACAACACTATATGTATTATTATTATATGATACTTGATAAAAGGTCTTTTGACCTATTACTCTAACATATAAGTTAACCTCTATCCCTATATCAAGAGAGTGAGACTTTGCACTTACTTTCCCCAAGTACTCCCATTTACTACTTTGTTGTGTATTAATTGAACTCGAAACATTGCTTACTGCATAACAATTACTACTAGATTGATAAGATATAGCTAATAGGAAAAATGACAATAAAATAAATTTTTTCATAGATTTAATATTTTAAAGTTACTTGTAGCAAAATTAAAAAAAAATTGTTATACGTCTTATTAATATATTGATTTTCTCTTTTTTTGATACTAAATATTACCTAGTTATTGGAAATTTGTAACACCGACCTAGCAAATAGTTTTTATTTCTGTTCTGGTACTTCCGATTCCAGAAGTAGTAGTACTACCCCTAGGTAACTTTTCAAAGCAGGAGCGGTCGGTTTGCGCGGAATCTTCAGCTTCCGAAAAAAAAATTTTGATTTCTCCAAAAGCGTGAATACATTAGTATCAGATGAAGGAAAATACCAGAATGTAAAGGAAAAAGTGGTATTAACCAATTTTAAAGCTATTTTCAGACATAAGTAAAGATTAAGGTGGTTAAGCCACCTTTTCTTTAGTCTTTCAGTGTCTAATTTAACTGGAAACAGAAAATAAAGCCGTTATGGGTGTTTCTAGTATCTATGTTAAAAAATGGGTACAGTTCCATACAGTCTAATTTATTTATATATACTGTATGGATTAGTACCCAAATTTTAACATCGACACAAAATCGGCACATAGATCACTTATTTTCAGATTTAGATAAGCACACCACCTTAATTTTATTATTTATAATAGGATATGATAATTTACAAGCCTACCAATCAAACTTTTAAGAACAGACTAGAAGCCAGAAGGTACTTTGGCTCAGGTAAATTCAATAGATTAGTAAAGCACACTTCAGATTTTCTTTTTATTAATGATTCTACATTTGCTACTAATGGGAATACAATGGATACAAATACCCAGAAAATTTCTGGAATTGAATAAGGGTACAAAGTTTATGGATGTATTAGTATATGCAGCCATAGATAATCAGAAAGATAGTACTACACATACTTCTAAAATCGGTATGCGTACTATAGCAGATAAATACAATATACCACTAAGTAAAGTGGAAGATGCTATTAAAAGGTTAAAGGAATCTGGATATATAGATTACACACAACATACATCCCCAAATAATGAAGCATATAAATACAACCAGTATAGCTTTCCATTAATAAAAGGTAATATGGTAAAGGAAGGTTTCTTAATGCTAAAGCCAGAAGTACTTAACTTACCAATAAAGCCCAAAGATAGGGGAATACTAATATACCTTCAACTAATAGCACTTCCTAATATGAATGATATAGCAGATAGAAAAATAGAAGATATAGCTAATAAAATAGGTATTTGCAGACAAACTACTAGTAAGTACCTAAAGCAGTTCATTACATCTGGCTATCTAAATCAAAGCAGAAATGGTATCTATCAGTGCCAGTACTTAGCTAAAGATATTCCAGTAAAACAAGAAACACTTAATATTACACTATGATAGAATCAGAACTACACAAAAGATACCCTTCTGGATGCAGGGTTACAAACAAAGAATTAAAACAGATACTTTAGATGCTTTATGATACCTATGGCATCAAAGCAGTAGCTACAGCAACAGATATTACCAGATACGGATACAGTACTAGGGCTTGCAAAATCCCTACAGATAATGGAAGGTTAAACGGATTAATATTAATAGCAGAATGAATAAGTTTTAGGAATCAGAAAAGAAAGGAAGGTAGTTATTCAAATCCTTCTTAGATTAGATTGGGGCTACTGGATAGCCTACAAAAGATAGTTATGATAGGGTAGATTACTATTTCTAGATAAGGGAAAAGAAAGCAGTAGCGGAAATAAAGGTTAGAAATGCCTTCTATGATGATTATTTGATAGAAGCGGATAAACTGTAGGCATTGGTAGATATAAAGGCTTAGAATGGCTTAAATGGGGCTTTCTATGTGTGCTTCTATAATACTAGTATGTATATCTTCAGTACCAATACTATACAAAAGTACGGAATCCCAAAAAGGAAATACTGCAAACGTACTACTATGGGTATGAATGATTATGTACTGAAGGATGTAGTACTAGTACCTACTGATAAAGCCAGTAGATATGATTTTGTAAATGGTAAATGGGTAAAAAGTAATCCCACCTAGCCTTAATGGTTAGATGGGGGTAATTGTTCTATAACCTTTTGATAACTACCATATCCTTCATACTGAAAACATAATGGTTTCCCATTTATCAAGTGTGTTTGTATTTCATCACCATCATATAATACAAATTCTAGGCATTTTATATCACGGCTTATATTATCATCTCTTAGCCCATTATAGGTATGGTGTATGATTTGAAGTTTTTGGGGGACAAAATCACCTCTAATAGTTAATTCTATTTCAAATGTTCTGGCACTTGTTTTTTTTGCATAATCTACACAATACTTACTTACAATCAATTCCCATAATCCACCACAACCAGGCCATCTGGAAGTATAATGTTTGCCAAATGTGTAGTTAAACAATTTTTCTACTGTACCTACTTGTTCCGTAATATCCGTATTACCCCAGTAAATCCTTTCTACCGACCATAAACAGATAGCTATCATTTCTGTGTGTATCCTATAATATGCCAAATCTACTAGATGGGGTATTCCTTCAACTTTTAGGCGGATAGTATTTTCTGGCAAAGCTAAAAGGGCTTTTTGATGTTCTTGCTCTTTTCTTATACGTTCTTGCCTCTCTTGTTCTTCTTTCGCCTTCTTTTGCCTATCAATTTCACTTTGTGGGCTAAGTTCGTACTTTATTTTTGCTATACCACCAAAGATAAAGATAATAACAATAAATGCTATTACGACTAGGAATAATATGACAAAAGCATTTAATGCTCTATCTGCACCACCAGCTACAGCATCATCATCATAGTAATCATATTGAGTTTGCGCAAATATTACTAGGCTAATTATATAGAAATAAAAAACTGATATTATCCGCTTCATATTACATTACTATTTTAGTTATTATTCGTTTTATTATAATTCGGATTTGGTACTATTTCCCCAGTTGAAAGGTCTATAATATCTGGCAGTACTGTAGGTGGTTCTACCATTGCTACCACCTTATCCATAATATCCAGTATTATATCATTGATAATACCCATTACTTTATACACCCACTTCCTTTCTTTCCATCGGTTTAAGTCTAGGCTACATCCTACTAATCCATCATCACGGCTATCCCATAGCCATTTTTCAGTTTCCTTATCCAGTTCAATTCCGCTACAATAGAAATTAGAAGGATGGATGTATCTGTTAGCATCATAATAGTATTCCCTAATAGATGGGTAATCTTTTTCCATATATTCTAAGATGTTCCCATCCAGTAAAGATTTACAATCATACTTATTAGTACTTCGTGAAGCATAATCCCCCTTATGATTCCCCTTTAAGTAGTCATTAAGGTACTTATCTGGATTCTTAGCCAGCAGGATTCCATAGGTTTTGATAGCAGCATCCAGAAGCATCCTAAGAAGATGGATAGCACACACATCTTCCCTTTTGAGGTAAAGAGCATCAAAGCCACTATCTATGTTAATTGTGTATTCACCAATAGCCTTTAGAAAGCATTTGTATTTATTGCTTTCGGGCTTCAGAAGTCTATGTGGCTTCTGGTTTAATGGTGTATAATACTTCTGATATAATGGGGTATATGCCATACTGCTTTAGTCTATATCTTCTGCATCTAGAATCTTATCTAATTCTGCTTCTACCTCTGTGGGTAATGCTTGAAATAATCCACTTTCCAGTACTATATTTGAATCTTCCATACTTTACTTAAATAGTTTTCTGAAAAAGCCTTTTATACCACTATTTTCAGCATCTTCTTTACACTTCTTATAGTATTCATTTGCACATCTTTCACAGAAACACCTTTCTATAGGCGTATGGTATTCGGATATTCTGCGCACAGTAGAGCCACCTACTAAACTCCTAGATATTACTTGTGAATTTCTATGTGCGTTGTAACCAATTACGATATATTGAGCATCCTTATGTAATAAAGGTCTTCTACATTGGCTACAAATAACTGGCATATTATCTATTCTATCGGATATTGTATTTATAGCATTAGTACATAATTCCTTAAAATATTCGCTAGCATCAAATTGGGAGCGTTGGTACTCCAATTCTTCAATAATTTCAGTATCTGATAGCCCACTTTCATTCACAAACCAGTTTATAAAAGTTTCTTCATCACCTAGTATATGGTAATGATTATCTACACCAATTATATATAGTTTATCTTTCATATATAAAGATGGTTTGGGGTTACTTAATTTGGGATTTAATATCTTCCAGATGTGCCAGTAGCACATTACCTATTATCTGGTTTACATAAACCATATCCTTAGCATATATCCGTACATCATTCTTACTGGCTACATACATATCTTTCTTGTAACTATAGTAGCTTCCCATTTGTATATCTTTCTGGGATTTAGATGGATGTATAAAGCCAGAATACTTATTATATAGTTCACCAATGGTAGTACCATATCTGGTATCCAGTTCTTTCCTTAAATCGGATGGTACTATGTATTTCCCATTTATCCTTATTTGACCTAAAACTCTACCATTATCAAATAGCTTATGTAGTATCTGGAATGGGTATAGGGTTTCTGCATAAATTGCGGTTAGGTTTTCCAGTTGTAATCTTATTAGTGGAAGTGCTACCAGTGCTTCAGCTTTACTTAGTAATTCTATAAAGCATCTGTTATAGATGTTAAGCGTATTACAGATATTATATAAATCATCAAAGCCACAATTAAGATAGTTCTGGATAGTACATCTAGGATTATCTGTATTTAATGGTGTATTCTGTTCGCTAGTTTTATATAGCTTGCAGTTAGCATAGAAGATAGCTTCAAAGATTGGATAATAGTAGCTACTACTATCTTCCAAATTCTTATATGTAAAGCGTTTCTTCATATATCTTACTAAAAGTTTATATGCTTTTCACCATCCCATTCATCATTAATAGTAATATTTAAACGGAAAGAAGCAGTTTTAATATTCTCCTTAATTAGTGGGTACTTATTATGTTCCTTTGCATCTGGGTAGCTTCTGGTAAATCCATCTACCTTATTACTAAATGATTTCACACTATCTATAGAAGCAGATGGTAGCTTTTCTGATTCTGTGTAATAGGCTTCCATAGTTGGTGATACATCAAATGAATCCTTTTCACAACTGGTAAGCCAGCCGATTATAAGTAATAATATGATAGGTAATCTTTTCATTGTATATCTTTTTATATCATACTTAATCGTTAATAATCTTCTTCATTCTCATTTTCTTGTTCTTCTTCATAATCAGATTTGCCTTCAGAATAGCCATCATCATATCCTTCTTCATAGCCCTCTTGGTATCTGGTTTCGTAATAGTCATAGTAGCTACTGGAATCATCATAACCGTATCCGTGACTATGTCCGTGCTTACCATCATATTTCCCTTGCTCATAACCGTCACTATACCCTTCACTATAGGCATCATCTGGGGTTGCCTTTCTAGTTTCTACTGCTTGTTGTTGTATGGGTACAGTTTGAAGAGATCGAAGGTCTATATCTGGTATTGGTCGGGGATAAGATGGTGTTGGTGTTTGATATGTGTTAGTAGGGGATGGTGTACTACTGCTACTGGAAGATTGGCTATTATGAATAGCTAAATAAATAGCACCAAATATTACAATGCAAATAAGAGTACAGCCCCAGTTACCATCATTATCCATAATCTATTATTTATTATAGATTAATAAATACCTTCCTTTTCTCTAATCTTACCTATAAAATCTCCAGTTATTGATGATTTAGATATTATTATTTGGTCAAAGTTTCGTTTACCTATTTGTACTTGTCCATTAGAAAAGACATATAGAAATACATTTTTTAAAGTTTTCTTCCAAATCTTTTTACCATTGGAATCTGTAATAGTAACCTTAACCTTATAAATATCTCTTTTAAATAAATCTGGTGAAAGAGATTTCATTGTAACTACTACATTATCATAATATTCACCTTCTATATCCATAGTAGCCACTTTACGCACTATTTCAGCATCAGTAAGGGGTTTAGTAGTTTCTGGCTCTTGGGAAAAACCAGATGTAACTAAAGATAACATAAATAGCAAAACGGTTAGAAAATGTTTCATATCTGTATAATTTTAATAGGTTTATTCTTTTCTTTGGCATAATCTAGGGTAAACTTAGTACCCCTACTAATACCATCCCAGAAGGCTAGTACACAATCACATTCATCTACTATCTGTTTATTTCTTTCTAATGGTGCTACCTTTGGTGGGTACATATCATACTGGGGTAGATATTCTATAAGTTTTAGATTATGCTTTATTGCAAATTCTCTAGCATAGGTATCAGCACCCTTAGCACCCCCAGAAACTATAGTGTCTGGGATGTATTTTAGATATGCTTCTATATCTACTGGTGGGCAGGTTCTACTACCTATAATGGCTAGTTTCATCAAAGATTCTCAAAAAGGCTTCTGGTATATGAATTACTTTGTAATACACCATCTGAAATACCCTTTTTTACGATATTCCCAATAAATTCCCTTACAGTAGGATATTCACTAACATTAGCACCACCTATAATAAGGTTGATTCCATCAATGGTAGTACTTCTTATTTGGTCAAATACTAAAGTCCAATCTTTACCTTCTTTCCAAGCTAGATTAAATGTACAAAAATCAACTGGATATTCTGGATTGTATGGTGTTAATTTTGAACAATCGGAAGTAGCTTGTAAATACTCCAAGGCTAAATCTTGTACTACAAATACTATTTTACGATGCCAACTTTCTACTATTTTCCCTTTCTTGTAGGCTTGTTGCATCATTGTTTTTGTAAATTCATTAGCCCAGTTTATTCCGTATGAAGGCTTATTGGAATTAGTATAGTGTCCTAATTCTATTAGTTCCTTTACCCAAGGATAAGGTGTACCAGTAGTGCCAGCGGCTTGTATTTCTACACACAAGAAGTCTTTTACTCTATCGTATTCATCTACTTCTACTGCTACATAATCAACATTTCCACCTACACCGATATTTACCTCTTGAATCCATTTAACATTCTTCCAGTGTGATAAATACTTTTCACGGATTGTTTCAAACATTGATTCTTCCTTGAAGCGTTGGGGACAAATAATAACAGGGTGTACTTGTTTGCTTTTATTTATAGTAGAACCAAGTGAACAGATGCCGACCTTAATATGTGGCTCACTTTTTCTAGGTTTAACACAAGTACCTTTTATATACTTGCAGTATTGTTGCTTTATAGCTAACTGGCAGGATTCCGTTTTGTTTTCAAAATCATAACAGAATACTTCTATTGGATATTTACCTATTTTCTTCATAAAACAAAGTACCTATGTTGCTAATTCTATCTTCCGATGTTTTTATATATTCTGGGCTTAAATCTATACCTACGCCACATCTACCTAATTTTAATGCAGCAGAAACAGTAGTACCAGTACCATTAAACGGATCTAAAACTATACCACCTTCGGGGCAAGTAGCTAGTATCGGAATCCTTAAAAGTTCTTCTGGATATACCGCACAATGGCTATCTGTTCGCCAAGTATCTTCTGTTACTATATCCCATACATCACTAGGCAGATGTCCTTTAGCATATATTTTCATTATGTAATAGCCACGGTTTACTAGTTCCTTGGCACGACCACTAATCTTAGTGTTATCACTATGCCAAGCCCTTTGTACTCCTCTAATAGTCATTCTAAAATCGTTTACTAATCCAGCTCTGATTTCTGCCAAAGTAGCATCTAAAGCCTTTTCTGCATTGATTTTTTCTTGCTCTGTTAATACAGTACTTTCTTGTATTTGTTTTCTATATTTTTTACCAGACACACCAGTAGAAGAAGTAGTACTACCTTCTGATACAGTAGGTAATTTAGATGGTTTAACACGAATAGCGTCTGCATCGTAATAATACTTTTTAGATTTTACAAAGTGGAAAACGTGCTCATAAGAATCTCTTAATCTATCCTTCGCGCTTTGAGTACCTTTTAATTGATGCCAGATAACATCATTACGCATTATCCACCCATTATCCATTAACGAAATAGCTACACGCCACGGCATACCTAGCAAAGCCTTATTAACGTATCTATCACCTATGTTAAGCCAAAAAGAACCATCCTTTTTAAGTACTCTTTTGGCTTCATTGAAAACAGCAGTAAGATTAGAAACGTATTCTTCAAACTTCTTTTCATTACCTATTTCGTGTGCATCTTCTTCGTTATCGTAAGCACGCATACCCCAATATGGGGGAGAAGTAATGATACAGTTTACAGATTCATCATCCATATTTTTTAATACGGACAAACAATCACCTAAAATAAAATTATATTTTGAATTATCTTTTAACGGCTTCATATATTTTTTTATTTCAAACTACAAAGGTACTCAATTTTCAGCAGACCTTAATCAAAAGAAACAATATTTAACATAATAATCAAAGATTATCTAGTACTAGATAACAAAAAATCCAGTCCGCTAAGACTGGATTTAAGTAAGATATGAAGGCTATATAGCTTATTGGTAAGTATAATCTATTTCCCATCCATTAGTAGCACATATATCTATCATTTCATTAAAGGTAGCAGTTTCTACTAATTCTTCAGTATCCATTATCATTTCAGCATTAGGGATTACAAAGTATTCACCTTCTTTGTATGCTTCATATCTGCTTTTACCATTCTGGAATGATGCAAAGTGGCTACTAATATAGTAAGCGGTTTTATTATTCTTCTGGTTGCCATCAAATAGTATATAGTAGATAGCATCTATAGCATATACTTCCAGAAGTACTACACCATACTTAATAACTTTTTGTGTAGCAGGGGATACATAGCTTTCTATTTTATATGGGTATATCTTATCTATCAGTTCAGTTACTAACCTACGCATTTCTATAGGGTCTGCTTCTGCTTTGGATATAGCATCTGTAGGTAGGGTAGGTTGCCTAAGACTAGCCAAAAACCTTTCATTTATATCCTTCTTATCTTTAAGCCCTTCTATCTTACTATCACAGTCTGCTTTCTCATTCTTACATCTGGTAAGTGTACTGTAATAATCATCTTTCATCATTTCCCTTATATCATCATCTGGGGCTTCCATATATAGCTTCATAGCGTTCTTAATATCCTTATCCATCTTAGCTTTTTGGGCTTCATAGTTTGCTATATCGGCATTTATGTTAGTTATCTTCTGTTCCATTTCTTCAATCTTTGCCATCCTATCTTCAGTATTCAGATTAGCAAATCCTATTAGTTCTTTCTTTACTAAGCCCCAGATAATAGCTTGTATCTTCTCATTACTGATACTAATACGGCTTTTGCAGTCTGTAGCATTAGAAACACCAGACATACAAGTCCAACTAATAGCAGGCTTACCATTTTGTAATCTTATACCACTATGTGCATCTGATTTTTTCCTAGGTGTTAATGAATGTCCGCAAGTAGGACATTTAAGCAGTTTTGATAGTACATAAGTTGTTTGCTTAGGGTAGGGTTCGGTAACAGTACGGTTAGTAGCCCTTTTCTTTGCAGTAGCATCAAATAAAGCCTTATTTATAATGGTAGGTATTTCCACATCAAACACATCTACATCTTCAGTATCTGGGTCTTTAAGTTTTACCTTTAATATTCCAGTACAGTAAGATTCATAAAGTAGTATGTGTTCTATATTACCCACACTAAATTTCTTATTAAACTTATCACCATACTTTGCAGTAATAGCTAATGCAGTAGATTTAAGGGTAGCACCATCTTTTAGATATTCATTAAACACATCTACTACTACTTCAGCGGCATCATCATCTACTACCCATCTATTCTTCTTAGTCTTATCTCTGCCACCATATCTTTTGTAACCAAAGAAAGGTTGTCCGATACTCATACAGTTGTTATCCAGTTCATCCCTTCTACCAGATGCTATCTGGGTTTTCATACTCTTTAAGTATTTCCAAGCAGCATCAAAAGCAGCACCTATTACAGTTTCTGCATCCCTGGTTTTCTTACCAGTATTAGGGTCTATAGTCCAAGTATCAATATCCCTAAAATACACTGGTATTTCCATATTAATAAGTTGCCTAATATACATTCTGCCACTCATAGGGTCGCGGCTCATTCGGCTTACTTCAGATACCAGTACCACATCAAACATCTTCCCTTCAGCACCTTCCTTTAGGTGTTGAATAGATAACCTATCCTTTTTGGTTGCATCATCCTTACCAGTGATATGTTCACCATAAATAGTGCTATCACCATAATCATAACCTAACCTTTTAGCTAGTCTGGTTAAATCCTTTACTTGTCGCTCATAATCTTGTTTCTTAGTTGAACACCTAATTAAAAATGCAGCCTTCATATCTTATAATTTTAAGTTTGTAATAAGTAGGGCTTCACTGTGACCTATCTGTGATAGCGGTTGCCCTTTGCGGTGCAAAGGTACGAAAAAAAAATCAACGGTGCAAGTTTTTTATGAATAGTGAATTGCCAGAGCTTCCAAGGTCGGTACTGGAGGTGCTCCGTCAGCCACTTGAAGACAGACGCATCTCTATCAGTCGTGCCAAATATAATATAGAATATCCTTGTTCATTCATGTTTGTGGCATCCATGAATCCATGTCCCTGCGGATAT